ATCTTTATCTTGAACACTGGCTGTAATTACGGCGTCACTTGAACTATTAGAAATATCTAAAATTGAAGTTCCTCCAGATTTAAATGTTACATTATTACCAGCAGCATCTAGGATAATGTCGGCTGCTGCATCTACTGTTAGGTTGTTAGCACTAATAACTAAATCAGTGCCATCGCCTTCAATTTTTTCCCCGTCATTACCAAACGTCATTCCAACGTTTGCTGGAACGTTAATATCTGTTGTAGCTGTTAAATTAATATCTGCGCCTGCATTAATAGTTAAATCTGTTCCATCTGATTCTATTTTTTCACTAGAATCAGTAAAATGTAAACCTACGTTAGTTGGAATTACAATATCAGTTGTTGCCGTTAGATTTAATAAATTACTAGAAGCAATCGTTAAATCTGTTCCATCACCTTCAATTTTTTCTCCATCATCACCAAACGTTACACCAATTCCAGATCCAACGTTTATGTCTCCGCCTGAACCTACTGTGATAGAAATATCTGTACCATCTCCTGAGATATATTCCTCAGCAGCACCAATCATTAATTTTTTGCCTGATGCTAATAATAAAGCTGATACATCACCATCAAATCTTGCAACTTCCGTTGCTGATCCACCATCGTTAACTTTGAAAATTATATCTTTGTCAGAAACTTTTGATTCTACAATAACATCGCTTGAAGAATTATGAACACGAAGCATTTCTGTGCCATCATCTTCATAAACAATCCCACTTGAAGCTGTACCAGCATCTAGTGTTATACCGCCTGCTGATTCTAAATTAATTGAATCAACAGCTGTACCATCGGATACGACATCTAAATCGCCATCTGCATTAGAAGCTACATAAAGTCCTGTGTCTCTTAATTGAAGTTTACCCGCACCACCTAATAATACATCGGTGCCGTCAAACGTTAAGTTTGCTTCTGCATCTAATTCTGTTGTTGTAGCACCAACGGTTACTAATTCATTCGCTGTTGCATTATTTAACGCTGTAATTGTTCCAGATACTGTAGTCCAATCTAAATTTCCTGAGCCATCTGTTTTTAATAATTGACCATCAGATCCATCAGCTGCTGGTAATTCCCATGCTGTACCTCCAGAAGATAGAGTTAAAGCGGATCCTGAAGATGAAATATATTCACCTCCACCTGCGTCATATAAATATAATTTTGCTGCTCCAGCTAATACAAGATCATCTGTGGATTCATCCCAAAGCATATATGCTCCAGAAGTATCACCAAAGAATTTAACATCGTATCCTGTACCATCAACACCAACAGTTACAGTATTATCTATTTGAACTGCACCATCAATATCAACAGCATCTAAGTTAGCTGTACCATCGACATCAATATCACCCGCAAGATCTATTCCTGCTGCACCTGCTAATACAAGATCATCAGCTGATGTATCCCATAGCATGTAAGCACTTGCTGTATCTCCAAAGAATTTTATATCGTATCCTTGGTCATCTGCACCAACGGTAAGAGTTGCATCTAACTGTACAGCGCCATCAATATCAACAGCGTCTAAATTTGTAGTTCCATCGATATCTGCATTTCCAGATATATCTAAAGTTGTTGCATCTAATTCTCCTGCAACGGTTGCTACCCCACTTGTAAGTGTTAATAAATCTGTGTCACTTGTATGTCCAATGGTCGTTCCATTAATAATAACATTATCGACTGTTAAAGTTGTAAGAGTACCTAAGCTTGTTACAGTGCCTTGTGCAGCTGTAGCTAGTGTACCTGTTAAAGTTCCTGTGACTGTAAGATTGTCAGCGATTGTTGTTTCTGAAGTTGTGTGTCCAATGGTAACCGCAATACCTGAAGTTTCTGTTGCAATTTTTAAAGCACCTACAGCGTTTGTAATATAAGAATTCGATCCATCATGATAAAGCAACATATCATTGCCAGTACCAAATTTAGCATTGGCACTATCTGCAAACGTTGCATGAGAACCAGTGAGTACATTAAAAGCATTCGCAGTAAATGTAAAATCATCCGCACCTGCAATTTCAATATCTATTTGATCATCCGTACTTGCTGTAATGCTAGTATCAGAATCAGCATCCAAAGTTAATTCGTTACCATCTAAATCATAAGAACCAACTCCACCAATATTTGAATCAACTAAATTTGGATTTGTACCATCATCAGCAGTCGCGTATATAAGTTTAGTTCCTTTATCCGTAGCTGCCCAAGTAACACTGGATCCAGATCCAGAAACATATTTAAATTGAACCGTGTAAGCCCCGGATGTATTATTTTTCATTACATAAAAAGTTTGAACATCTAAAGGAATGGTTACAATTTGGTTTCCAGTGATCGTTCCAGTAAATTCTATAACTCTGTGTGCAAGAACTGCACCTGTGGATCCATCAGAAACCGATAATGTTGTTGTCTGAGCTGAACCTGCAATAGACTGTGCAGTATAACCACCAGAAATTTGTTCTAAAATTTGTAAATTGGTATTGGTAGTTGATCCCCATGTTCCGGCATTTTCGCCGGTTGTCATCAACTCTGTACCAAGACCTGTATAACTTGATGCCATATTTTATCCTATGCGCTTCCTACAAATACCTCTACATCTACAGAAGACGTATCTGCTTGAGCTGTAATATCAACCAAATCATTTAAAGATACAGTAATTGCAGAACCAGCTGCATGCATGGTATCTATAACACCACCACTATTGTCACCTGGATAAATGAACGAGTGACCAGCGTCTACTTTAATAGCAAACTCTGTACTGTCTTCATCTCTAAAAATTAATGTAAGGTGGTTGCTTGAATCTAAATTTGTAATTCTAATGTATCTAACATCGTCTTCGTCAAACTGACCTGCTAGATAACTTTTTGATAAATCGGTTGAAGAAGCTGTAGCAAAACCTAACAATCCTGTTTCTGTTGTTGAAATCGTAACGATTCTTTTAACAATTTCATCAACGCTAGAAATATCTAGTGATCGCTCACTATTATAGCTGTTATTATTTAATGTTATTTCTTCTATTACTTTGACTGTTAGTGTTGCCATATTTTAATTCCTTACGGTGCCGGAACGTTGACAGGTATACGCGGTTCACCATCCGTATAGTCGTCTCGTCTTCTTCTACCAAGTTGTTCGTTACCAAATTTTTGTACTTCAGTTTGGTACTTCTGTTCGTATAACTGTAGCATATCCATTGGACCTTTTAAATAGCTAAATGCTTCTACCAAGCACGCATATAAAAGTCCATTGCCAAAATTTAAACTTAAAAACGTTGTTGTATTCGCTGAACTCAATCCCAGAGGTCTCGCATTATAATGTAATTTATACATAAAACCTGATGAAGGTGTAGGAACAAGCGTAATTTTTCCTGAAGTCGTTGCTCCAGCTCCTGTTGCTCCTCCTGACATTGCATAGTATTTTGGAGTTCCCGTTGTTGTTTCAGCAGCATCATATTCTCTTAAAAAACTAATATCTCTTTTTTCTAACCAACTATTGGCGCCGGTAGCAGCCGTTGTTGACGTATAGACTTGAATTCCTCTAACAAATAAAGTTCCAGCAGGTGTATGAAAATTGTCTTTTGAAGACACTAAATTTCCTGTAACTTCTTTTCTATCTGCATCAATAGGAACTTCTCTCTGTATTCTTAACTCTGAATTATCAATAAATTGATCTGTAACTGTACTGGATAACACAGATGTTCCTACTTCTGTGTAATTTCCAATTGCTGTTGTAAGTGTTGAATAAGTAAATCCTGCCATATTATGCGCTCAATGATGCCGGACCAGCCGAACAATTATTGCCTCCTCCTGATATTCCTCCACTTGTAGCAGTGTTTGTATTCACAGTAAAGTGGTAGTAGTCATTTGTATTTGTAATATCTCCGCTTGAATCTCTTTTGCCAACCGTGATTGAATAACCTGATGCATAAGCAACATTTGATCCAGATATTCCATCAAAGTCTGCAGGATCATTATAATCACCTGCAATGGTTGTTGGACCTCTAAATCTTACGGTGTCACTGGTATCTCTACCATGACTTTTCTCATAAACATTTATAATTCCAGAACTTGCAGCTATCGTTTCAAAAGGATTGGGTCCTAATATTCCAACAACATCCTCTTCGGTTCTTGGTGGTTTAACATATTCTAAACCATGACCCTCTACACCTGGTGCTCTAGTTTCTAACTGTGGATGTTTTGCTTCATATTCTGATTTATGAACGACCATACCATTCCATTCTTTAACCATTTCATTATAAGGAAATGCCATTCCTGATCGGTCTGATATTGCTTTTGAATATTTTCCTTTTGCAAATGGCATAATTAAGATCCTGGGTAATAAGTTTTCGGAGTTATGTAAGTACTCGTAGAAGATCCATCTTCTGCCAAAGCTCTTGCTAACTCGTCTTCATATAATAATTTTAGTTCCTGCACTCTTTGAGGTGCAAATTTTTGTGCTAAATAAAACGACAACCCTGACGCCATGCAAGGAACAAATCTATATGGAACGTCAGTTGCATCAGTATAAGTTGCGTCCGCATCTTGAATTCTTTTTACAAAAAAGATGTGAACGTCTTTTGATGCTGCTGTTGAATCGGGTGTTGGGTATAGGGTTACTGTTGTTTTGTCGATAAATCTTTGAACAAAATATCTAGAGGGTGTTCCTTTAGATAATTTATTAGCTAGACCAGAATAAGTTGATCTATCTGTTTTTGTTAAAGCTGAATCAGCTTCTGAAGTTGTTCCTCTTCCAGTTCGATAAGTTGCTTCAAGAACATCAGCTACTCCATAAGTAGAAGATCCTGTTGTTCCACCAGCTGTCGTTGCAGAAGTTCCATCGCCTGCTGCTCTGTAAAAAGTATATTCAGCTTGTCCTTCAACGAGATCAATATTAGTGTCACCTACTTCCCAGTAGTGCAAACCTCTATTACCCCATTCTTGAAATAATATATTTAAAGAACGTCTAGCTGTTTTTAATTGATATCCAGAAGATACTTGTGAACCGATTCGTTCATAAGCTTCTGCTATAATTTCATCTACAGCAAATGTTTTGTCAAAAGTGACTGTACCAGAAGTAGTATTCGCCATGCGTTACCCCCTAATACTGTTTTCGCATTTCTAGAATAACTGTATAATGATCTAGATTGGTATGTCCACTAGTTGTAAAGTCAAGATCGCCATCAGGTGAGCTAGCATTATTTTTAATGCCGCCGAATGATCTAAAGTCCATATGTCCTTGAACATTACCTGCTGCTGCACTTCCACCTATGGTTAATGCTAATGCATTAGTACTTGCAGCGAAATAAATAGCGAGTCTCATTCCACCAATATCATACCAAATTTGATCAATTGTAACTTGTGAGCAAGCGGTACCATCAGGGTGAGCTGTTAAAGCTGA